TGTCATTACAGAGGAAGTCATCTTTGATCTGACCTCTGCACCTCAACGCATTAAGGGCGAACGACCTGCCAATGTAATGAAGGAGCCTAAGAGTAAAGGGCAGGAGTTCAAGGATCATCACACAGATGCTCTTGTGGAGCAGCTTAGTCAGGTAGGACCTAAGGCTGCTGCTGAGCTAGAGCAAGACACCAGGAACGATGCCTATACACTAGCTATCCTAGGAGGCTTGCTTGGTACAGGTGCTGTTGCCAGTCAAGTAATGGGTAACGATGAAGAGGAACGGTACAAAGAAGCCGTTGAGAAAGGGCAGATCCTAAACTAGTGAGTATCAGCCCAGCACTTACCTTGAGCAGCACTTGCTGTGATCGGTAGCTTGAAGTTGTAGTACTCACCTGCCTTAGGAGCAGCGTCAACTAGCAGCTGAGCTACACGTTCAGCTTCTGCTGGTACAACAGAGAGCTGCACTTCATCGTGTACGTAGGCGCAACGAGTGTAGTCAATGTCATAGGTGAGCCCTGCTTCATCCAGCAGATCCTGTCCTATAACTACGAACCGCTTACTGATAATGGCTCCTGCGCTCTGAAGCAGGTAGTTCAGTGCAGCATGCTCTGCTGGTACAAGGTTACCGTTACGATCCTTCATCTTCTTACAGAAGATAGGACGACCATCAAGACCACGGATCCTACCGGTGTCACGCACCTTCATCTTGACCGCATCAATCAGTGGCTCAAGACCAGGGATTGCGTCGAGGAACTTCCGCCTGAGCTCACCTCCGAGAGACTTTTTCTGTGCTTCAGAAAGCTCAGGAGATAGGCTGTGGCCGAGCTTATAGTCACCAGCGCCATAAATAAAAGCATAAGTGAGAGTCTTGACCTGCGTTCTTGTAACGCCAACACGATCAGCATTCTGCTGGTGTATATCACCGTCGAGTACAACTCTAGCAAAATTGCCATCGTCAAACCTGTGTAGGTAATGCGCCAACGTTCTGAGCTCTAGGCCCTCTAGGTCAGCACCTACCATAATCATACCAGGATGAGGTAGGAACAATTGCCTAGCCCAAGGAGCGGAATTTACTTGGCCCAAGTTGGGACCACGGTGAGCATTCCTCCCTGTTTGTGTAGCCAACGTACAGCTGTGGTGGATACATCCATCAGACTCAATAGTATTAAGCCAGGAGTTAGCACCCTCACTGAGCTGTCCCATCCACTTCTGAAGCGTCAGCATACGGATGAAGATCTCACACTCCTCATGGAGCTGCGTGTTACCTTGCTGTAGTGCAACGTCACGAATCTCAGAGAGGGTAGCCTCAGTCACCTCAGGTCTACCACTCTTGGTTGTCTTAGTGAAGCGAGCTCCACGGAAAGTCTGGAGAGCCCAGACAATGTGTAGCCTGCTCGTAGGATTGAACTCAACCAGCTTAGTCATAGGAGCACCAGCTACGTAGCCGTTGTTCTTAGTACTACGCTTGGGAGTGAAGACCTTGCCTGGGTAATAGGGATACCGAGAACAGATCTTCTTCTTAAGTCCTTCGAACTCCTCTTGTAGTTCAGCCTTAACTCTCTGTGCCGCATCAAGATCAAATCTAAATCCGCTTTTCTCTTGCTGCGCCATCAGTGTGGCTAGTCGCATCTCTAATTGGACGCAATCAATCATCTTTTCCCTCCTTATTAAAACCGAATGGTGCTTTACCCTTCTTCTTATCAGCTCGTTTCTTATGGGCTAGCTTACCGATAGGCTCCATAATCTTAATGATATCCTCTGTCGCAGCATCAGGCAACTCTTTAGCTACAACTTTGTACAGCTTCACGAAGTGCTCAGCTGCTTCCTTCATCTCTTCTTCAGTCAATGGATCGGTAGGCTTAGGCATAATCTTTCATTCTCCTCATCAGTAGTTCGTATAGTTTAACAGTGACTTCCGTGTCTTGGATACAGTAGTCAAGCATTTCTGGGGTGTATGTTTCCCAGCCTCCGCCTTGCTTAGCGAAGTCACCCTTAAAGCACTTCAGTCTATGGCCCCAGGCTTCCAAGCTGTGCCTGCCATAGAGACGCTCCGGCATGCCTCGTGGTCTAATCTCATAGTCACGGTCAGTGATGTGAGGATAGAACAAGCGAGAGAGTACCAAGGTATCAATCACCTCTCCCTTGTAATCAAACTCATGCGTCTCTTTAATAAGAGGGATGTCATAGCCAGCGATGTTATGACCGATGAGTGCTTTAGTACGGAGCAGTGTCTCGATACCTAGGTTCAGGCTTTGATCTGGCCTGTGATCGAACACCAGGGGCTCGTCTACGTTATCCATGTCACGTGCAACGATGCAGTGAATACGGGAGCCCTTACGTAGGAGACCAGTGCTCTCAATATCAAACAAAATAGTTTGGGTCATCTTCTCCGAGCTCTGTGGTTTCAATTTCATAGTCGTCCTCTTCGACAGGGTTACTGGTGTAGAGATCCTTGTTGTTGAACTGCTCCTCTCTTGCGGCAAAGGTTGGGGCGTGGTGGTTTGTTGTAAAGTTCTGTTCGTCATCAAAATATGGTTCAATAGATATTCCTAGTTCACGTGCGAGCTTAGCTGCTCTACGGAACTCGTCTTTATAGTAAGGCTCCCACTCGTGTGCGAGCACTACTAGTTTTTTAATACCCATTAGGTACAGCTGAAAGACAGCAGCTGAGAATGGGTAGCGTGTGGAGTAAACCACAGCGCCGTTTGTAGGTGTACCTTTCTTGGCAGCAGCTGCGATGGCGTGTGTGATACAGTCGATCTCCACCTTACATGCAGCAAGCATACTTCGTCCATCACCTACGATCTCTCGGTCACGCACAATGATGCACCCGCCAGGACACATGGGATGCGTCGAAGCTTGAGCGATAGCACTTGCGATGCCGATGAAATGCTTCTCTTTATTTGAGATAAAAGTTGGATCGTTTTCTACGATTGGCATGTCACATATAACTCTGTTTGTTCCTATATTAGGTAGTAACACACCAATAATGTGAGTACATAGGATGGATTATTACCAGTTTCTAGATGAATTCGACTCTTACAATGAGTGGAATAACATACAAAAGAAGAACAAGAAGGAAGAAAAGAAGCTGGACAAGGTCAAGTGGAAGCCAGAGCTTAAGCATGCTAAGAATGATAGGTGGCTAACCCTTGGTGAAGCACAAGATGATAGAGTTAATTCCCCTAGTCATTACACTTCGGGAAAGCAGGAGGTCATTGACATCATCGAAGGTGCAGTCAAGGACGCACCCTCTGCTATCTATGGCATGCTCCAAGGTCAGGTACTGAAGTATATCCTTCGTGTATGGCTCAAGGATAATCCTCTAGAGGATATGAGGAAGGCACGTTGGTACCTCGATCGTCTCATTGAGCATTACGAAAACCCCCCTGGTGAGCGGTAGCGAACTAACACCTCTTGAAATATAGGAGAGGTTTGTGAGGAAAATGATCTACAAGTTCCAGCGTCTCGTGAGGCTGGATTTGTGGTTTCAGTTTATCGTGAATGCTATCCACAGGATATAGGCTGTGACTAAAGTACACAGCAATCCCATCGCTAAGATCTGTATTACTAGGATCAAACCAGGCATGAGGTGTCAAGCACTCCCATGGTTCTAACTCTTGTGATACCCATACATTCAACTCCTCTAATCGCTGAGCTGTCTTAATGATGTGCTGTTCCTGTGCTTGTGTTTCAGGTACAGCAGTGAACTCATTGTTAGATAGCAAAGCATGCTTCCACATCAGTGTACCATCTCTAATGATGAGACGGCATGGGTGTACTGCGTTACCTGAGGGTAAGTTATACAAGCATTCTTTTTTGAGATGCTTGTTCATCAGACGTTACCTTTCTTCTCTTCGTAGTAGTTGTAATCCTTGGTCCAAGAATCACCTGCGTATTCATTGAAGATAACACGACCGATGTCACGGAAGGTGTTGTAAAACAATGTAACCTTATCGATGTCAGAGATGACAGCATCGAGTGGTGGACCATAGATAATTATATTCCAGGTCGACGGCGCAATAGGTTCGAAGCCTTTGTTAGTAGCACGTAGCTGCTTGACCCTCTTGAATGGGATACACAGAGGATAGTCGTGCATCACAGGAGCACCACGGAGTAGCTCCGAGGCTGATGTAAAGAACACAAAGCTTTTGATGTGCCCGTTACGGTACTCATCAATGGTCTTGTTAAACCACATGCGATTGTTCTTTAGAGCACCCTTAGGAGCTACGAAAACGTTGCCCTGCCAGTGGATCTGTAGAGGGTTAACCTCTAGAGAAGGTACCGAAGTAGCGTCCACAAGGACCTGCTGAACAGGATCAGATGTAGGGTCAAAGTCAATAGACCCCATGACAGTACGAGCTCTTTCAATAATTTGCGGCGTACAGTAGAGAGGTAGCTTAAGGTTAGCAGCTTTTAGTTTATCCGCTAAATTCTGATGCGAGCGCTCGGAGGCTTTGCGCTGACCCACCAGCTTCGACTGAGTATGTTCTTGTTCCGTCATGAGTAATGAAGGTGAATACGACGTTGTGTTCCCAGTCATTCTCGTCGACTTGTTCGATCACCTGACGAAGCATCTTCACAGTCTCCTCATCCTCCAATGACTCAGCCATCCTGAGGTCCTGCTCGATGTCATTGCCTGACATAAAGATAGACTCACGATTGCCGTCAATTAGATTGATGAACAGAGAACCAGCCCCGTGCTTTTGCACTCCGTTCAGTGCAATCTCCACCATGTCACAGAGGATAAGCTCAGCAGTAATGCGCAGTTTATCTTGCTGATCCTTAGCTTCATCGCCAAAGGTATCGGTCTGTAACAGTTGTTCAAGTAACTTAGTACGTCTTGACATAATTGAATGACTCTTTAATAAGAATAGGTGATTTAAAACTCTTCTGTGGGTTCTGATTCGTTATCAGTTGGCTCTCTGTACAATCCCTCAGTATCCTTATCGGTCTGTGTGATGTGAGTACCATTCAACAGGTCAGTTATGACAGCTTCGAACCGGTCTTGGAAACCAGTCTGAGGATCAAGTATAAGTGCGGAGCGGTCGTCAATCACTTCACTTTGATCACGCTTCTGCTGCTCCTTCATCGCCTCTTCAATCATATACTCTTGCACTTGCTGCTTGAGGGTGTGGATTTCACACGCAATCTCATGGCTCTCTAGGTATCCTTCGTGGTCTACAAAGACGCCAACGTGCTGAGGGATAAGGTGGAAAGGATTGCAGCAATACTTATTGCCACAAGTGGTTTTGACACCGGTGAATCCAAGGTCTCCCCAACTAAACCACATAGCAACCCGCTGAGGGTGATGCTGAGTAGAAGTGCTAATGCCATGACGTCTCCAGGGGAACTGAGGTTGATCAGTCCTGGAGTTAATAGTTCCGTGCCAGTTCCAACATTCATCGGGAGATCCAATGTCTACCTTACTCCAAAATTTTAACGCTTTAATGCGGTTCTTCTTGAGTAATCTGTTGATATCAAGAGATATCATTCCCTCCCGTGCGTTACGTACACAACGTATGCAAGCTTGGTGACTGTCGTATCTCATCGAGTGAGATGAGTAACGACCTAGGGAGTGCCCTGTGTATAGACAGAGCTCACCCTCCTCTGCTGTGTTAGAGATCTTCTGGTGTCTCCTGCCATAAGCATGGCCACCTACTTTCTTGCTCGGTTGTGCTTCAGCCATTAGATTGTCTCGTCACGTACGTGGGATCCGCCGAGGGCGGGGTATTGTTCTTCCTGAGGAAGTGGTGTTAAGTTTTTGTTAATCATGTACTCAAAGCGAGTACTGTTTTCATACTTGATTCGTACAAGCATGGCTCTAGGTGTGTAGTATTCAGGGTTACCTACTACCAACGCAGTCATGTCATTTGTCTTGACACGAACGCGTTGACCAAGTTTAATATCAGATGCATTCATAATAAGTAGTTGTTATACAATGAGTTTAATCAAAAGTCAGAGACAATGTGGCTTTCATCAAGCGGATCATTCTCTGGACGAACCCAGATCCTGACTGACTTTCTCTTGCCAGTCACAGGATCCTTACGTGTGGTCTGCTTACGTCTCCAGCCAAGGCTTTGAAGAACTTCAACGACACGTTTGGATTCACGTTGGGTCTGCCGATCATGGTCGAGGCTCAATGCCTTAGTCAAGATAGCAGCAGCTGTAGTCTCTTCACGAGTACTGAGGTACTCAGAGATCAACTCACTCCAAGGATCAGGATCACCGAACTGTTGAATGTACTCAGACATAGCAGCGATGTCACCTGAGGTGAACTCATAGGGATCACCGTTGCGATACGCAATGACTGCAGCAGCCCAGAGATTGTCACGTTCCTGAGCCAGCTTACGCCAGGGGATCTCAAAGTTGTTGCCAACCTCAAGCGGAACGAAACGTCTGTTACCCGTAGTATC